CCTACAAACCCAGTCTCAGGTAAATTGCATAGATTTTGGAGCTTTTCTAAAAATTTAGCGCACATTTCTCGAATTTCGATGTCGTCATGACAAAATATACAGATATCATCGTCATCTGGGTTAATGCGCTCAAAAGCTCCTTTATAAGCTTTAAATATAGATTTGGCCTTAGACATCAAGATTACATTAACACCACAGCCAGACAAAAAGTTCAAAAGCTTATTTGTTGTAGCAGTAACTTGATCTGCTGATCTAGTACATATAATAGCGTGTATTGACATATACTATTATATGCAAGAGCCAAGTATTTTTTTATGGAAAACAAAAAATTATTAGAAGAGTTCAAGAAATGCTCTCAAGACCCCTCTTACTTTATATCCAGGTATATCAAAGTTACTCACCCTGTTCGAGGTCTAGTTCCCTTCAAACTCTACCCATTCCAAGAAAGAATCCTTGAAGAGCTACAAAGAAACAGGTTTAATATTCTTCGTAAGTTCAGACAGGCTGGATGTACTACTATCGCTGCTGCTTACAGCCTGTGGATGATTATCTTTCAAAAGCACAAGTCGGTGGTTATTCTCTCTAAGGGTGATGCAGAGTCTACCGAGGTTCTTGATCGTATTAAGCTCATGTATGACGAGCTACCTGATTTCCTAAAACCAGGCATCGTTGAAGACAACAAACACACACTAAAACTTAAAACAAACTCTGTTATTAAGTCCAGGCCATCAGGGAAGCAGTCAGGTCGTTCTCTTGCTGGATCATTTCTGATTATTGATGAGGCTGCGTTCATTGAAAATATTGATACTATTTGGGCTGCTGTTTATCCAATTATCTCTACAGGCGGTCGTGCTTTCGTTCTTTCTACTGTTAACGGCATTGGAAATTGGTATCATGAAGTTTACCAAAATTCGCTTGTAGGGGAAAACTCATTTAATGCCATTGATATCCGTTGGCAGGAGCATCCAGAGTATAGCTTCACAGAAGGCTTTGAGGACCTTTATGCCGAAATGGCAGAGAAGGGTCTGGACATCCACAAATGGGAACAGATCACTAAGGCCAACATGCCTACTAAGCAGTGGTTACAAGAGTATGAGTGTAGCTTCCTGGGAACTGGTGATACCTTTGTAGAGGGCGAGATTCTTAAAAACATCTCGTTACAAACTAGTGAAAAATACTACACCAAGTACAACAACCGTATGCGCGTTTGGCAGGACCCTCAACCCCATTACTCGTACCTGATTTCGTGTGATACTTCCTTGGGTAGGGACAGGGACTACTCAGCTTTCCATATAATCAATATGTACAACGGGCAGCAAGTGGCAGAGTTTTACTCTAACCGCACCGCCATTAACGATTTCGCTAAAATACTATTTAACGAAGGCACGCTATATAATATAGCTTCGATAGTTTGTGAAAGAAACACGATAGGTAACAATCTTATCGACTGGCTTTATAATATTTATGAGTATGAAAACCTGTGGGCCGACGATAAGGGTGAGTTGGGATTTCAGGTTACTGCCAAAAATAGAGAAAGTATTCTGGCTGAACTAGAAGAGGCTCTTAGGACTGATATGATTAAAATTAACTCAACAAGAACCTACGATGAGTTAATGACGTTCATTATTTCAGATAACGGCAAGCCTCAGGCTGAGAAAAATCATCACGATGATTTGGTCATGAGTTTAGCCCTGGCAGTCCATACCTACAAAAACTTGCTCGATTCCACCCCCATGGAGTTTGCAACTAGACTAAATAATGATGAGAGTTTACCCCTCCCTTCAAAAATGTACAAACACACAGTGAAAAACGGGTTTGGACAAATAACCGAGGAAGATTATAAATGGCTGATAAAGTAGAGGACAATATTGAAGAAAGTGGTTACACCAACTTTGGTGGAACTGAAAACAGGGCTGGTTCTTATTATACACCAACAGGACCAATAGGAAAGTTCTTTGCTAAGTTCTTTGCCACAAAAGCGCAAGTTCCCGCTGCTGCTGCCATTGATAGTAAAGTTACTCCTGAGACTGGAGACACGATTATCTCAACTGAGGTTATCAAGGATGAGCCTGTAGATGGCGCTCCTGCCGTGGGTGGGGTGAGCAGAAATCCAATCCTTCCTCAGCTAGAACTCAACCGTAGGCGTAGATACAAAGACTACGAAGAGATGGACGAGTACCCAGAGATTGGTGCTGCTTTTGATATTTATGCTGATGATTCTACTCAGCGGGGTCTAAGGGGTGAGCGGTGGACTGTGAAGTCTGATAATGATATGGTAGTTGATGAAGTAGAAACTTTTTTCGGCACCATCCGATTAGACAAGCTTCTTTGGGATATTATCAGAAATACTGTAAAATACGGGGATTGCTTTACTGAACTTATCCTAGATGTTAACAAGCCACAGGAAGGCGTAAAGAAGATCAAGATTCTTAACCCAAACTGGATTCTTCGTGTTGAAAACGAGTTTGGTTATCTAAAGAAGTTCCTCCAAGAGATCCCTAACATGGAGTCTCTCCAGTACGCTGAAGTTGGTCAATCTAATGTAAATCGTCCTGTCAAGTACATTGAGCTTGATAAAAATCAAATTGTCCACTTCCGTCTACACACCTCAGATCCAATCTTCTATCCCTATGGTAAATCAATTGCAGCCCTCTGCCACAGAGTATTCCGATCACTGAAGATGATGGAAGACGCGATGATGATTTACCGTTTGTCGCGTGCTCCTGAGCGTAGAATCTTTTATGTAGACACAGGCAACCTTCCAACCTCCAAGGCTGAGATGTTTATTGAGCGTCTTAAGCAGAAGTTCAAGAAAGAAAAGTTCTACAACAGCCCAAAGGGCACAGTGGACTCAAGATACAACCCAATGTCAATGGACGAGGACTTCTTCGTTCCAACTAAAAATGGTAGAGGCACCAAGATCGAAACTCTACCTGGAGCTACTAACCTTGGTGAGATCGAAGACGTTCGATACTACAGAGACAAGCTACTTGCTGGTTTGAAGATTCCAAAAGACTACATTGTAGAAAAGGATCAATCACCAGAAAGAAAAGCCAACCTATCTCAGCTTGATGTTAAGTTCGCCAGAACTATTCAGCGAGTCCAGATTGATGTTGAAACTGGGTTGGAAAACATGGCAAAGAGACACCTTCAATTACGAGGGTTCCCTGCTTCTGTGATCAAAAATCTAAAAATTAAATTACCTGAGCCTTCTGATATGTCAGAAAAGCGCAAGCTTGATGTTGATGAGCAGAAGACTAGAGTTATCCAGGCTGTCCAAGGTCTCAACCTGTTCTCAAAAGAGAGCATCTACCGCGAGTTCTACGATATGACCGATGATGAAGTTCGTAGAATGAAATCGGAGATAGAGAGCGAACAACAACAGGAACAACAGGATCAGCAAGCCATGGGTGCGGGGCCTGGGCCAGGAGAGGCGGGTGGACAAGAGCCTGCTGAAAACGTACCACCTACAGCCAATGAGAGTGTAGAGTATGCACTCAAATTTGTGGCTGACACTGCAATTGATGAAAAAGCCAAAGAAGTGCTACAACGAATTGTAGAAAAACAACAGAAAAAAGCAAAAATCACTAACTCCGAAGAATCTATATAATTCGGGGCCACATAACGGAGATAAAAATGTTTTCTAATTTATTCGAAGAGAGAGATAAAACAATCACACACCTAGTAAAGCTGGGTGACTGCATTGGTAGATCACTGAGAGAGAACGTCAGTCTTTTCTCAATTGACAGTGCCAATTCTGAAGTATCCTATGTCACTAATAGCGGAAAGGTTATCAGCGGAAAGTATGTCATTGGAGAAGACATCGGTATCGACAACATCAAAGTTCGAGACTCTTCTGTATTCCAGAATGGTGAAGAGTTTGATAACTTTGTTAATGAGAAGATTCACTCATTTGTCGAAAGTGTGCATTACGGAGAGTATGCTACAGCCGATAGCTCATTTGATGATGTTCTTTCACTCTGGGAGAATCGTTTAAAGCTTTCCTCTATTCAAAACAGACTAATAGAGCAAAGTGAAAAGCTTTCTCAAGTAGAGCAGATTCTTGAGTCTGATCAGTTCCAAAAGCTTATGGAAGTTACTCCTCAGCTTCAGGACTTCCTAAGAGAAAACATTGAAAAAGTTACTTCAGTTCCAGAGGTTCGCAATGCTGTTAACCTCTCTAACGCAGTTTCAAACGCTTTTAACTTCCCTTGGCTAACTCTTGAAGAGCTTGAGGAGAACCGTTCATATACCTTGAAGAATGGTGTTAACGAGTCTATCTACGAAATGATTTGTAGACAAGAGCTTGTTAAGCGTGAACTACTCGAATCAAAGAAAAGCTTTGACACTGTATGGGCTGATAACACATCAATTAGAAAACTTGCGAGTATGATCTTTGAAAGTGACGAGGCCGTTGTTGGGGCTTTGTCTGAGGCCCTGAAGGAAGTTCCTTATCTCTCACTTGCTTCCAAGAGAAGCCTCTTCAATACTTTCACAAACTGCCTTGCAAACGCTGATGGTATCGGTGTGTCTGAGAAGGACATCCAGAGCTACGCATCAAGGATCTTTGAATATAAGAAGGATGTGAAAGAACTCTTTATTGATACAATCAATGAAAAGTACGGAGTGAACATTCAAAATCTACAAAGCCCAGCATCTTTCAAGAGCCTAGCTAACACTCAAGTTGTTATCTTTGAAGCTCTTTCAAGATTGGCTCCAAAGGGATCTGTACTGAAGGAAGTCTTGTCTGAGATGGCTCAGTGCTTGAAGAACAAGTCTGGTGTCGAGTGCATTGATGTAAACGACTTCCTTATGGAAAT